CTAGGCCATTAGCAGGTGTAGCACCTACGTATGGGTTTGATGCCATTCCATATCTGGTTTTAAAACCAATTTTTGGTTGGAATGTATCTTCTCCAACTGCACGTACCATTGTTAATGGAACGTATGGACAGTAGAAAAGACCAGCATCATATGGGTTAGTACCCTTATAACCTACTGTTGCGTAGTCTGTATTTGCATACGGATCGATGTATACTCTCATTCTGCCGTTTATAGTACCGGCAAAAGTATTACCTGTGTCATCAACATTTAAGTTAGTTGCCATTGCAGGTGTGTAATCCATCATACCAGCTGCAGCTAATGCAGATGCTACATCAGATGAACATACGAGGAAGTTTCCTTTACCTCTACGTGTCTCTTTAGCAATGATATTTGACTCTCTTTCGATTTGAAGAATCAAACCTTTGAACTTCTCGACTGACCATCTGCCGTCTGCATCTGTCTGAATATTGAAGATACCGTTTACCGCAGTGTTCTTTTGAAGTGCGCCAGTTTTAGCTTGAGAGTTAATAGTTCTAATAACTTCTCTATTGATTTCAGCTAAGATTTCTGTTGACAAGATGTTTGCCAATTCTGTCTCAGCGTCTAGACCATGAATAGCTTTAAGGTCTTGAGCTAATTCTAAGCTGTATTCAGCTTTTAATGCTCTTGACTTAGCAGTCACAGTTGCTTTCTCAATAGTGAAACCCATTTCTCTGAATGAAGTTTCTCCAGATGAACCTAACTTTTCAGCTTCGTTTGTAGTCATACCACCAGCCATGATGTTTGTAAGTCTTGCATCATCAGCTGTTGAGTCTGAGTCTAAGTTTGTTACGTTAAGACCTGATGCATTATCAGAGTCGTGAGTACCAGCACTGTCACCAGAAAACTGAGTCTCAGCTTCGTTGAATAGTGCTTCTCTATTAGATGTTGAACCACCGCCATATCTTGACTTCATCGCGAAGATTAAGCCTGTTGGACCAGACATTGGCTGCACACCACAGATGTCGTATGCCATTAAGTTTGGCATAGCTCGTCTTACGAGTGCGATCAATACTGGATTCCAATTTGATACAGATGATGTTGCGTTTGCTGGAGCGGCTTCAGTAATCATTCCTTCTTCTCTAAGAGCGATCTCTTGATTCTCAAGTACTGCTGCAGTAACGGCTTTCTTATGATGATCGGTGATAGTACCAGCTGACTCTTCGTTCAATACTGGTGCCCACTTTTCGATCAATCTATCGTATGATACTGTCATTTAGGACTCCCTATTTATTTGCAGTTTTCTTTATTGCGTTAAGATAAGAATCCATTGAACCTGATGTTTGCATTATTGGAGCATCATCGTCTTCAATGATTTCTTCTTGGGTTTTTGCTGTCTTAGCGAAGTAAGATTCTTTTAACTGAGCAACTTTCTTTGCAAAAGTTTCTTCGTCATCAAAATCTACGTTTTCTGCTAGTGACTTTAGCTTTTCGACTTGAGTTTCAGCCAAATCTTTGGTTGCCTCTCTAATGATAGACTCCCTTTTATATGTCTCTAACTCTTCAGCCATTGATACGGACTTTGCAATTGTGTCATTGAGTTGTGACTCAAGTTCTTCAACATTGTCTGCGAGTTCGTCAACCATGTCAACTTTATCCTCTGGCACCTGAATGTGTGACTCAGTAAATAGGTCTTTCAACTTATTCATAAAGTCCTCAGCGATTTCAGTTCTTAAACCATTTTGGATTGCTAACTTGTTGTCTTCCATCCAGCCTTCAACTACGTAGTTAAGATAGCTGTCTACTTTCTCCACAAGGTCCTTTTTGGTACTTTCAATCTCTTCTGAAAGTTCCTCATTATACTTCTCTTCTAATCTGTCAATCTCTGCATTTACTTTTGTATTGATTGCTGATTCGAAGATAGTTTCTGCTCTCTGCTTGAATTCATCAGACAGTGTAGCTTCCTCATTGACAAGTGCTTTAAGATCATCTTTAAAATCAACTTCAACTTGAACTTGATTTTTAGTTTCTTCTTCAGCGATTGGCTCGCCGTCGAATGCCTCAGGACTAGTACTAGCCATGTCATACATTTGCTGTAAAGATTTCTTATTTTTACCTTGCATATGTTGGACCATAGCAGCAATTAATCCAGCCTTAGTCTTTGGCATTGGATCTTTCTTGGTGTTGTCAGCAGCAGTTCCACCGGCCATCTTTCTTGTTGGCGCTGTACCTGTTGCATCACCCGCTTTGTCAATAGAAGCGACTGATTGAGCTTCAGCATTTTTAGGATCGTGTTTCATCTCCAAGATTTCCTCATCGTCTTCTTGGAGTTCCACGTCCTGATCTTCAACTTGATTATTATCAGTCATTTTAGACTCCTTATTTTGATTTTAATAACGAGAGGAAATTCTTAAACTCACGAACTTGTGTCTCATAGAGATCAGCGCGTGGAGCCTTCTTAATTTCAGTCTCCATTCTTTCAATTGTTTGTGCTTCTATAATACCGTTATTCCAAACCCATTCTACACCTTCCATTATCCCATTAACGAAAGCGCTAGGTGCGGATGGATCTTGCACGATGTCTACCGCGTTAAGAATATAATCGTCATTGACGACCATTGCGTTATTACGCTGGCTCAAACTTCCCATACCACGAGTCGATACACCGAATGTAACTCC